GCATATTTGTTATACTATATTGTGTGATCGCATGGATGTGTGTTTACTATTCTAGGACAGGTAAGATATGAACGGTGATTTAAGCATGAAAGACTCAATAGGCCCAACTGCTGTTGGGGTAGGTACAGGAATGCAACTCACTCCAGCAGTAATATTGCAGCTTATTGGCGTTCTTATTGCTCTCTGGGGTGCGCTGTATACCAGGAAGCGATGGCTTGAATCCAAGCGTTCGAATGACATAGCAGAAGATAGACTTAACTGGGAGAAAGAGAAACATGCCACGACAACCAACACGCAAACCAAAATTGCAACGCAAGACGCCGAGCACTAAACAGAAGAAAAAGAAGTAGGGCTTATGCCCTATTTTTATTTTAAGTTACGCGCTATACTTAAAACACAAGATCCCCTCATTGCTTCTTGTGTTCATGATTAACCTTCCAAGGCCCGTTATCCCTGCGGGCTTTTCTTTTATTGATTGTTGAGATAAAATGCAACTGCCACAGTTAAGTATCTCAGTGTGTGATCATGCACTGTTTGCTTATCTCTAGAAGCCCAGCCATAGTGCTGGGTTTTCTTTTATGTATCAAACCTAAAACCACGAAATAACCGAATAGTCATAACGGGAAATAAGGTTGATAATTAACCCTGTCAAAACAACAGGAGATGACATTATGAATTACGAATTAGGCGCACCAGTAAATCAAACCACAATCTCAAGCGAACTAGAAAGACTTCGTGAAAGTAACGAGCTAGCACTTCAACTATGTGAATTGCTTGTTGAAGTAAAAGAAAGGGTAATGGGTCCAGAGTTAAGTGGTGAAAGTTGCGAAGAAAAAGCGCCAGCACCAAACTCGGTTATTCGCATGCTAACCATGAGAAATGACGACATGCGATCCTCGCTAGAGCATGCAATTTCAACGGCTAGACAAATCAACGATTCGATTTAACTGAACTTAACAAGGAGCAATAGCAATGATTACACGTAAAGAAGATTTGATTAATACGTATATTTATGATGATGGAGGTGAGCTAAGGGACGCTTACTTTTCAATTACTGAAAAGTTCGGATTTCTTATTGATGAAGGTGACTACAACCTTGGCATCATTTCTGTCATGAAGGATTGTAAATATGTTCAAGATATCAATTCGTTAGAATTAGTTAGAAAGTGTAAAAAACTAACCCTATCCGACCTAAAACCACGCACTAAGGTAGAGTATGAGAAAGCTGAGTTTGAGCCAAATGAAATCTGGAAGGCATTTAAAGAGCATCAGGAAGTTGGTTTTCTTTATGTGAATACGGACGATGGATTTGAATGTTTGCTTGATGGTGTTTTTAATCTTGCAATGGCTATCTCGCAAGGCGATCAACTTTACCGAAAAGTAGAGCGCCCAGTGGAATGGTGGGAGGATGCTGTTGAGCATGTAAATGAAACTACTGGCGATTCATGCAATGCAAGTGCCAATGAAAATACTATGCATATTCGAGCATCAATGACGCACGAACAATGGTGTGACTTTGCAAGAATCCTGCTGGAGCAAGAAGATGAAAACAAAAACAATGCCTCATCGTAGATGGTGGAATAGAAGAGTAGGTCCGAAAGCTCCTAAGTAACAACAAGCCTCGCTAAGTGCGGGGCTTTCTCGTATTTTGGCTATGGAGTATAATTATCCGTAAATACGGCAGGAATACGGTGTTATATGTCAAACAAAGGTCAGTTTAGCAAGGAGAATCAGCCTAGAAATCGACGAGGGAAGTCGGAGAGAACAAAGCTACTCGAAGCATTCGAAAGAAAGAGCAAGACACCTGAGGAATTCTACGACAAAATGGTTGATCTTGCATTCACTTCTGAGGATAACTTTGCAAGGTCTGAAGTGTTCAAGCGAATGTACCCAGTAGCAAAAGCAACAATGCCAGAAAGTGAATGGGAGTATCCAGTAACCGGAACGCCACTTCAAAAGGCAGATGCGATATACAAGGCAATATCGGACGGTGACTTAGCTCCTGATGTTGGCCTTGCTCTAATATCTGCACTAACTAATCTGATTAAGATTCAAGAGGTGACAGATTTGGAAGATCGCATCAAGCAACTGGAGGCATTGCAAGATGGCTAGTGCCTTATCAAAAAGACTAAGCAAGCTTGAAGAGTCTGCGCTTCACGAAACTATGATTTGCGAGTCGACGGTGATTGGTTTTGTGTCTCCAGTAACTAAGCAATTAACCAAGTCATACGCGCTATCAAATGGCAAGTGGGAGCCAACTGCAAAAGAGCCTACTGCTTACTTTGCTGAGTGTCTTGAGCCGTTATTTCTTCGACCTAAGCGATTCAACATTCTCATAGGTGGTCGTGGCTCAGGCAAGTCACTAGGTAAAGCTGGTCACGGTCTGATTATGATGCACGACTTAGGTAAGAATTTAATGTGCATTCGTGAGTTTCAAGCGTCTATTGCTGACTCTGTTCATAGCATGTTGAGTGAAGAGGCTAAGCGCCTTGAGTTATCCAACCTTGATGTGACAGAGAAGGCATTGAGGTTTGCCCATAACAACTCGGCAAGTAAGTTCATGGGTTTGAGTCGAAACCCTGAGAGCGTTAAGTCCGCATTCGGCTTCCTTGATTGGTTCATTGAGGAGTCGCAGTTCCTATCTGACAAGTCACTCAAGACCCTAACCCCTACCGCTCGTGCAAAGCCTAAGAAGGGATTGCCAGGTAAACTCAAAGAAGTTGGCGAAGATGAGATAGACATGACCAAAGTGTCGATGACATTCTGCGCTAACCCTGCATCAAGCGAAGATCCATTCAGTCAGCGTTTCATTGTCCCATTCAAAAATGAGATAGACCAGAACGGCATTTACGAAGACGACATGCACTTAATCATTCGTATGAACTGGTCAGACAATCCGTGGTTTGAGGAGTCAGGACTTGAGCAGGAAAGGCAGTTCGACTTGGCCAACCTACCTCGCACTACATACGATTGGATTTGGGAGGGCGGATTCAATGATGAGATTGAGAACGCGTTAATTAAGGCTGAATGGTTTGATGCTTGTATCGATGCCCACAAGAAGCTTGGGTTCAATCCTTACGGTGTAACTAAGGTAACGCATGACCCTTCTGATTTGGGTGCCGACCCGAAAGCAGTATGTGTCCGTAAGGGTAACGTGGTAACTCAGATAACGCAGCGTAACGACATTGACGTGAACGAAGGCTCTGATTGGGCGCTTGGTATTGCTATCAATGAAGGTGCTGATGAGTACGAGTGGGACGTAGGCGGCATGGGTGTGACGTTGAAGCGTGACGTTAACAATGCACTGAACGGCAAGAAGATAGATGCTCATCAGTTCAATGGTGCATCTTCTGTCGACAATGAAGACTCCATCTACGAGCCATCCGGTGCGCAAAACTTCCAGAAGGAAAAGAAATGGAAGGAGATGTGCAAAAACCTCCGTGCTCAGTGCTACCTAAGATTGCGTGACCGTGTTTACAGAACCTACTTGGCAGTAGAGAAAGGCGTAATGTGCGACCCTTCAATGCTGATATCGTTCGACTCGGAATGCGATAACTTAACCGGACTTCGCTCTGAATTATGCCGACTGCCAATCAAGCCGAGCACAATATTTGAAATGTATACCAAGAAAGAGATGCGCGAGAAGTTTAAAGTGCGATCTCCCAACCTTGCCGACGCCGTTATGATGACTGAGCGTTTGCATGTTAAAATGATTGAAGAAGACATTGACATTAACGCACTTCACGCTATGAGTTCTAGGAGCTGGTAATAATGATTAAACATGAAGAGATGCTTCTGAATTTCAGAGATGCATCTGGCGACACTGAAAACAGAGACAACTGCCTAAAGGATATGGAGCGGTTCTATATCAACTTCTGGGACGGCGCGTATGGCGATAAATTCAAGAACAAGCCTAAGCCTCAATTCAATAAGCTATGGCGGTCTATCAATCGCATCGCATCAGACATTAACGACATGGAGCTTAATGCGGTAATCGTATCTAACTCTCACGATGCCACCGATGAAGGTGCCGAGCTTCTTCAGAAGAAATACCGTAACGACTGGAAAAACTCTGATGGACCAGAGGCTAGCGAAATAGCGACAATGGAAGCTTGCGTTGGTGGTCTTGGTGCCACTAAGTGGGTTGCCAAGTACGAAGATGAAGAAAACCCAGACCCTGATAAGCAATACCTTTGTGCTGAGATTGTTCAGTCTGCTTGCACATCTGCATGGTGGGATGCTGGCTCTAACAGAAAGGACAAGTCTGACTCTCGATGGGGTTGGCACTTAATCAGAACTAACCGTAAGTCGGTAGAAGAAGAGTACGGCGTAAATGTGGTTTCATTTATGGGTCCGGCAACTCGACAACCGAACACCACTATTGAACTTGAAACAACAAAGGATATCTACCTCGCTCACTACTACGAAGTTGTTGAGAAGAGGCTAACCATCTATGACTTTTCATTGCTAAACGGCCTTAGAATTACCGCTGGCGATGGAATCAAGGATGAAATGGGCAACTCCTACACTCGTGATGACCTGAAAGAGATTCGTGACATATACCGAGAAGAGATCGGCGAGGACGCACCAACAACCAAGAAGACAATTAAGTTTGTTGAGTATGCACTTGCAGATGGAGAGAAGTACCTAACCAAGCCACAACGCACGCCATTTAAACGAGTGCCAATATTCCCTCGATATGGCTACTACTCAACCATCAATGGCAAAGAGTTTTTCTGTGGCGAAGTAAGAAAGCAGTTAGACGCGGAAATGTTCCATAACCTTTACGCTTCCAACATGATGAGCATTCTAAACGAGTCTCCAGTGCAAAAGCCGATATTCGCACCGACCCAGGTTGCTAAGTATGCATCATCATGGGCCAGGGCTAATATCGATGACACGCCTTTCTTGTTTGCTGATCCGCTAAAAGACAAAGATGGGAATGTACTTGTTTCTGGTCCTCTTGGGTATCAACAGCCTCCGCAGCTTGGCACTGGACATGCGGCTGTAGGTCAATTCCTTGAGCAGAACCTAATGCAGTCTAACGGAACAGGTCAAACTACAACTCCGGCAAACACAAGCGGACAGGCGATACAGGCAGTTAACGATCGTAGCGATGATGCCTACCTACCGTTAGTGAAGAATACAATCTTTGCCAAACGCGCAGAGTGTGAAGCGTGGATACCAGCAGCGCAGAAGCTTTACTTTACCAACTCTGTTGTAATTCGAGTTCAAGAAGAGAATGGCGACTACACAAACGTAACCACAATGGAAATGGATACGGACAGTGAAGGAAACTACGGTCCATACAAGAACAATCCACGCGGCCAATACACCGTTCAGGTTAAGAAAGGCGAAGCGTACAAAGACACTATCGAGGCTAAGATTCAATCTAACCTTGAGCTTATGTCCGCTGTTGGTAGCGATACTGGTGCAGGTCAGATTATTGCCTACGAAAACATGGCGCTATTGAACAAAGACTCGAACCCAATGATTGAGGCGATCTCTAGATTTGCTCCGTTGGATATCATCATTCAGTCTGGCTTCCCTTACGAGCCGCAGAATGAGGAGGAAGCTCAATACATCCAGATGAAGATGATGCAGATGCAGCAACAGGAGATGATGGCACAGCAGAATGACCCAATGGTTATCGCGGCAATGGCAGAGGATAAGAAGGCCAATGCAGACCTAATGGATAAGCAGGTTGATATGTTCAACGCCGAGACCGATCGCATGAAGGTAATGGTTGATGCTCAGAAAGCTGGTGCAGACATTCGACTAAAAGAAGGTAAGCTTCAGCTAGACGCAATGGGTCAAATGAACGTATTGCAGAACTCACAACGAAACGTAATGTAGTTGCATTGTTTGCAAGAACAAAATCCAGTGATGTATAATTACTAACGCCAACGCGGGGCTTAAACCGCGATTTTCGTTCACCGATAAGCGAAACGAGGTTAAACATGTCGGATTTGGAAAATATGTTGGATGTAGAAAACACGAACGATCAACCTGTTGATGCTGTGGCGGCAGATGCAGAGACAACGGATTCCACGCCACAGGAAGACGCAACCGATCAAGTAGAGTTTGTTATTGAAGACGAAGGCGACCAAGAAACAAAGCCTAAAAGTAACTTTGATGATGTACAAAAGCGCAAAGCTGCATTTGCAAGAGCGAAGCAGAAAGAGCGCCAAGCGAAGAAAGAGGCTCAAGAGCTAAAACTTAAACTGGCTCAAGAGCAGGAAGAGCGAGAGAAGCTAGCCGCTGAAGTTGCTCGTATGTCTGCTGGACCTAAACCAACTCTAGAAGATTGCGATTGGGACCAAGATGAGTACGACCGACGAAGCGCGGAATGGCACGCTAAACAGCCTAAGCAAGTAGAAAAGAAAGAGCATCAAAATCTGGATGATTACGAGCCAGACCTAGATGCTCAATTCAATCTAAGCGAAGGTGATCAAAAGCTTAAGTCTGGCGGCATTAAAGACGTCGAAGAAAAGGTTGGAGAGTTATCAGAAACGATTCAATCTAAGTTCGGCATCAACCCTGACCAGGTATTTGATAGCTGGGCTGCTATTGCTGAAGAGTCTGGAGAGGATTACAGCGTATCAAGTGCTCGTTACATGATTGCTCGTAACCCTGCTGTACTAGATGAAATCGCTCGTTGTAAAACACCTCTCGGTGTAAACCGAATCTTGAAGCGCGAAGCATCAAAGTTAAAAGTGCGTTCACGCCAAAAGCTTGACACGCAACCTGAACCGACTATCCGCAGTGGTGGTCCAATTGATAACCTAGAGCGCGCAGTCGAAAAAGCTCGTGATGCTTGGATTGCAGACGGCACCATTGCTAACTATAACGCCTACAAAGCCGCTCAAAAGGCAGCCAAGGCTAAATAAAGGTAAACGAAAATGGCAGCACCAGATAACAGTCTATTGAAAGACGTACACACGCTTGTTGACCAGGTGGTTGAAGAGACTAACCAAGCATCAGGCTTTTCTAAGGCACTTCCTACATTTGCATTCGGTGACGCTGATGGTCAGCGCTATGATGATGTTGAGTACCTACCTGAAGACTTCCGCTTTGAAGCTCAAGATGGTTATGTGTCAAAGGCAGACAACTCAGACGCTCAAGCCCTAACCGATCGACTAATTCCGATTCGTCGTAACAAGTCGCTTTACATCAAGACTGCGATTAAAACAAAAGAGCTTCGTGACCCTCGTCTTCGTGAGATGGCGGTTAAAGGCTTTGCTCGTGAAATCCGTAACAAGGTTGATACCTACTGTTACAACAAGGCAATCGCCCATGCAAACATGGTGGTAACGTCATCTTCTGGTATCACTCAAGCAGACGCATCTGCCGCTGAAGTATTGATGCTTGATGCTGGTCTTGGTGGTTACGCATCTAACTTGCACTTGTCTTTGCCTCACTACAAAGACCTAAGTGACAAGCTTGCGCTTAATCAGTACCACAATGGCGTTCCTCAAACTGCTTACGAGCGTTCGATGATCCCTAACCAAATCGGTGGCTTTGATAAAGCTTTCCGTGCTGATTACCGACTAACGCTAGGCGCTCAATCTGCTTCAGGCCTAACTGTAACTGGCAACCAGAAGCACACTGTTGCGACCAAAGATAGCAATGACAACTACATCGATAACCGTGTGATGGATTTGACTATCTCTGCAACTGCTGGCCTAAAAGCTGGTGACAAGTTCACTATCGCTGGCGTTAACCGACTAAACCCAGAAGTTCGTGAAGATACTGGCGAACTAATGACGTTTACGGTTATGGCAGTTAAGAACGGCACTACGCTAAGCATCTCTCCTGCAATTATCGTTGACGGCCCTTACCGCAACTGTTCTGCACAGGCCGCTAACACTGCTGCAATCTCGTTCCTTAACATTGCTAACAACAACCCGTCGGTATTCTGGGCTGCTGATTCAATGAAGCTGATCCCTGGTAACCTACCAGTTGAAGGTGGCGGCGTTGATAAGGTTGATGCAGTTACTGAGCAGGGTCTGCCAATGCGCTTTACTTACTGGTACGATCCAGACCTAGAAACGATGCTAATGAAGGCAGTTATCTTCTTCGATATGGAAGTATGGCTACCATCACAAGTTGGTATCATCCTAGATAAACAGGCATAAAAAAAAAGGGCGGCTTATGTCGCCCTAGTTCATTGAGGTGGGCATGAAGAACGTATTTAAACAAGGTGGCGATTGGAAGGATGCTGAAGGTCGAGATTACACGGTCAAGTCGGTATCTAACATGGATTTCGATTCATACATTGCTGACGGTTGGTATTCGGAGCTTGAAGATTGCTTTGCTATCGAGGTTGAATTTGAGAGTGTGCCGGAGTCTGGCAGTGATTATGAAGCCAAGCTTCGAGACAAGATTAAAGCTCTTGGTGGTAAGCCTGCTGGTCGCTCTTCAACCGAAACTCTTGAGAAGCAACTCAAGGAGCTAGAAAATGGCAGTGATAACTAAGGGTGAGATCGTTGATATGTCGCTGGACTTTCTTGCACTGTCTGGCGCATTAATCAATCCAAGTCCGTCAACTCGCAATAAGTTCCTGCGCTTTCTTGAAGTAATGGTTCCTAGCTGGACAAATCGAGGTCTTAGCATTGGGTACAAGCTATCGCCTAACGGCTTGGATCCCGATGCTGACGAGGATAGCGGAATTGTTGTTGATGACTCATCGGCTGTCGCTCTGAATCTTGCTGTAATGGCTGCTGGCTCTGCTGGATTAATGGCAACTCCAGACTTAAAGCATCAGGCTGAAGAGGCTTACGCTGCATTGTTCGCTGCAAATCCAATTAAGAAGACATCAAATCCATACATGCCAGAAGGCACTGGCGCTAGTTACGATGGCCGAGCTTATTACCAACCATACGAAGAAAACGTAACCGTAGAAAACAACGGCACACTTGGTGATTTGACGATATAAAAAAGCCCCGTTATGGGGCTTTGGTTTAAAGGTGGTCGTACTTGCTTATGTTTTCATTTTTAAGCCTAATTCTTCTAACTATTGGCTCCGGCTCTAAATCAACATCAACTAGTGAAAACTTTCCGCAATCAGAGAGCCTAACGAATCTGCCTATGAAAGACATGTATTTACCTGAATGTATAAATACACTTTGACCGCTCTCGATATTCATTTCCCATTCACCTTTCTCAATTCCCAAACATAGCCAGTATACGCTTTACGGATTATCACTAGTTTCATTTGTGCGCCTCCATTAACTCAAGTAGTCTTTTTTCTTGGGATGGATTCATCATAGTTGATGTGCGGAGAGTTAGTAGTAGTTCCACATCCTGCGACAACTGCTTGCACTCCTCTTCCTTTAGGTGAAGGATTTCGGTTAGTGCGTCGTAGCTATTGCATCGCCTTGCTATTTCCACAAGCTCAGGCCTTGATGGCATGTAGGTGGAGTTTCCCTTGCGAATTACCAATTCATCATCATCCATAACATCAGGAAAAATCTCTACACGCTCTAATTTCAATTCACTCATAATTAACCCATTAACTAAACTCAACTTTAAACAGATTCACGACTTTAACCTTATCGTCGAATCCATACCTTTCGAAAAACCACTCAGCAAGCTGCTTAACGTCTTGCTCTGTAGCTATTGCGTCACGGTGACACGCAACGATTAACGCACGACAATCGCCATTACTTAGCTCAGCGCCAGATAGAAGCTTTAATTTTGCTTCGTAGTCTTCCTGTTTGCATGTATTTGCTAGTGCCATATTCATGGCGACCATTTGTGGTTGTGTCATTTGCATTGCGTGTCTCCGTGTTGGTGAGGTAAATTTAGCTTGACTCCGATTCATTGTCAACCGATAATGATTACCAAGTTACCAATAATGCCGAGAGAGATGGTTAGTTATGATTTTTAAGCCTAAGTACATTCAGGTGTGCACACTGCAAGAAGCACTGGATATTCACCGAGGAAACAAAACGCAGCTTGCTAAAGAGTTGGGATTGACGAGGTTAACCCTTCGTCGACATCTTGATGCTGGAGGTCATCAGCTGTGCCAAGTGGTCACGGATGACGACAATATCAGCTTTAAGTACATCAACAAAAATTGGGTTAAGTAACAAGGGGAACACAAATGATTAAGCCACTATCAAAACTATCCGAATCAGAGCAAGACAGACTTTTCTATGTCGTAATGGATAAAATCAACGGACCAAAAGCTCGACGCGAAGAGCTGGAAAACTTACTTGCCACTCTTTACCTAAACGGCAGTGTTAAAAAGTGTCAGGTAGCCAAGATGTGCCCAAGCTTCGAAAGTGCAAAGACCGCATTAAACGCACTTCGCAATGCTGGCGCATCAATTAGACTTGGTAGCACAAGATATCGCCTGTTTGGATTTGATGATGGATTCGAAACAAGCATGGTATTTAAGACAACTTATTTGAGTGGGGTGTTGGCGTGATTTATTACTGTGTTCTTATGGTCCTCTTTGCGATCGGCTTTTGCAAGTATAGCCGCAAGGTTGGAGCAGCTAGCGTTGGTGAGTGTTTATTTATGATAATCACATCACCCGTATCGATTCCAATTCTTCTTGGTGCATCTCTGGCTGGCATTCTTGATGGTAAGGATTAAACATGAAATACATCATCAACATGCTCGCGTCACTAAGCGTAGTTCTTAACACCCTAACAGGTGGCAGCTACCGAAACACATTCAGCGCTCGATGTGGTTACGCTTGGTATTATGAGAGAAAGTCTTGGGCGAGAAAGGCAGTCGCAGTTATAGACATGCTTTTCTTTTGGGATGATTTGCACTGCTACCATGAGTGGCAAAATGAGAAGGATACGTTTTGATGGATAAGTATATTTTCTTGGACTGGTTTTGGAGCGAGATTGGAAATTTGTGGATAATTCCTCCCGCTTTGATAATTTACGTCTCAATCCTATCTGCTGCAAAATATATCTCTGATGAGATGTTTGGACTGGCGATGATACTAACTGCGTATCCAATAATTCCATTATGGGTGTTCTTTATTCTAATGACCCCAGTTCTAATGATAACATTTACTGCGTTGTTTTTGCTGGTCGACATATTGATATCAAATATTAACAGAAAGGAAAGTTAACAAACGAAGCCCCGCTAGTCGGGGTTTTTCTTTATCCTCTATACAGTGTTAAAATTAAACAAACACTAGAGGGTTTAACATGCCAGTTATAAGTCTTCCATTACTAAAAGGCTCAAGGACTACCAAGAATGCGCGGTATCTTGACGCCATGCCAGTAAACCTCATCGCCATTCCTCGCGATGCAAAGGGTTCAAATTATTACCTTCATTCATTTCCAGGTATCGAAAGTCACTATCAAGGTGATGGTGTTAGTTATTCCGGTCAATACAACGATCTAACAAAGCATGAGTATCGAGTGCTCGGTAATGCCCTTTATGAGTCGGGAGTTAAGGTTGCTGATTTAACTAACCCTGCATTAGCTAACATGTGCCACTCTGACCTGTCGATGTGCTTCATTGCTAACAACACGCTTAACTACTGGCGTGATGGTAAGTTGACGCAGCTTAAGAACTGGGAAGAAGGCGAAAACTATATCTCATACCCTGACTACAAATTCATCACAGAGTTCAAGCGAGAAAGCCAAGTAACCATTCCTGAGTTTGTGCCGAATGGTAGCTTTTACATCTCCGCCTACATGGATACTAAGAAGATTTCATTTCCTTCCATGATTATCTACGGCAGCGGCAAACCAGCAGACTCAAACAAGCTGTGTGAGTTTGAGCTTTATCTCGATGATGGCGATGGGAAGATATACGAAAACAAGGTGATCAATGGCGTTGGCTCAAGACGCGAGATTTCCGATTACGAGTATGACGGATACACGCTTAACGCATTGCTAGATAACAGCGTTGAAGTGGATGGTGAGACGTTCTATATCCCAATCAATTACATCGGCTCTGAAGATGGTGTGACAGGCGGTGTGTTTGGCCGAATTGAATATCTGCGTCTAACATCGGTTACGGGCGGATCTCCTAACCAAAGCTACAGCTTTATTAAAGAGGTTGAGCGAAAGACTGATGAAATACCAGAAACGCCAACTGACAAGCAGATACCAAACCTAAACGACGATACACAATTCGCCACACTATCCGACGACATGAAGTGGGTAGATTACGGCGAGCAAGGCGATCCGTTTAAATCTCCGGCCACTGAGTTTGATATCGATAACATCATTGACGTCGATCGCCACGAAAAGCGCTATGTGTGGGTTAACAAGAATCAACTTGGCTGTACGTCATTGACTGTTGGCGAAAATGGCAATCCAGACACAAGCCCTGAGCAGCGTCCTGATTATGTAGCGCCATTCTATGCAGTAGAGAGCGACCCTGACGAAAACAAAGCGGTTAGAAGTTGGCAGGGTAAATACATTGCCGTGTTTGGTCGAAATACAACGCAATTCTTCGCGCTTACTGGTAATGCTGAAAGCATATACGCTCCAGTTAAAAACCTACAGTGTCCGGCTGGTATTGTTGCAACTCCTTCCGTGTGCCATTACATGGATGCATTTGCAGCTATCGGTTCAATCAAAGGTGGTACGCTTCAAGTTATTCTGATTAAACCAGGCGGTTACCAGAAGATAAGTAACGCGGCGATAGAAATAGAGCTAGGCAAATACAAAGAGAGCGAGCTGTCAGAAGCGCTCGTTGAGTCGTTTAACTTGGATAATCATCAGTTCCTAATGGTGCACTTGCCTAATAACACTTGGCTTTACGATGGCTCAACTGGCTTATGGACTGAGCTTGCAACCGGTTACAACAAGCTGTCTAACTATCAAGGTCGCCACGTGCTTTATGACCAAGAGCTAGGTTTGACTATCGGCAGCAAGGTTAATGGCAATGTCGGCAAGCTGTCCTATGATGTAGCGTCTCAGTATGGCGATATTCAAGAATTCATAGCCTACACTCCATTCGCTGAAGTTAGTCAAGGTTACGGAATGACTCCACTTTACGATTTGTCATTCGAAAGCATTTACGGCCACGTTAATAAAATTCAGACTGCATTTGTGAGCGTGACATTTGACGGTCGAGTTTATAGCGATGAAGAGTTACGCACCCAGTACAACTCACCGAATGAGTACTTGAACAAAATCATGATCAACTCACTTGGCGCGGTTCAGCATGCAATAGGCTTTAAGATTCGCTCCCAATCTACCGAGCCAGTTAACTGGTCTGACTTTAGTGTGAGGACTTAATATGAGCGATACTTTTGAATTCAACAATATCCCGTATAGTGACTTGCCTGGTGACTGGAGCACTGCGCTAAAGCTGTCTTGGATTGAGCAAGGCGATGCCGTGGTCACTGCCAGTAAAACGGCAGACGACGCAAGCAAGAAAGTTGTTACCGAGAAAGAGCGTAACGACATTCAAGACCAAAGCATTACTGAGCTAGAAAAGGAAGTGACTAGCTTTGGACAATCAATCCAAACACTAGGCCAAGCAACCTCATCAAACCAAAAGGCGATCAATGACCACGTAGTTAAAACTGAGGCTCACGGTTCTAACGGAAAGATACTTGGTGCCAATGACTATGCTGAAGAGTTAGTTGGTGGTGTTGTTCTACTTGCGGCCAAGGTTGATGAGCTTACCGCTGCGACTATTAACGTCGTCGATGCCCCCGCCGCATACGACCAAACTCAGATTCAAGGCCTTGTCGATGCTGTTCGTTCGCTAGCAACCAAGCAGGGTGATATAATCAATAAAGTTAACGAAATCATTCAAGGGCAGATAACTGCCAAGCAGATGTCAGGCGTTTAAATGCACAAGCTTGGAAGAAACGCAGGCAACCAGATGATAAGGGAGTTTGGGCTAACCGAATTCCCGAACATCGATGCCAAGTACTATCTTGTTGATGGTGGTGTGATAGCCGCTACCGAATGCAGGTTTGGCGGAATGGAAATGCATATAGCCTTCCAAGATAAATCGATGGTTAGAGGTAGTGTTTCTAAGTTCTGTTATGAAATGTCCGGCCCTTGGTGGGCGCTGATACGATCTGATAGAAAGTCAGTAATCAACTCGGCCATCAAGTCCGGATTTGAGTTTCAGTTTAATTTCAAAGGTTGCTCTATTGTTGACAATATAGAGCGCGAATATGTCGCTTTAAAGAGAGGTTAGTATGGGTGACTTTTTAGGTAAAATCACTGACCCAGGGGATTTCTTGGGGGCTCAGTCCTCAAAGAAAGCTCAGCAAACAAGTGCGGACCTTGGTTACAAGACACTTGCAATGCAGCAAGATTGGCTTGACTACATCAAGGGCGCTTACGAGCCATATCAAGAGGCTGGTTTAGATGCTTTGGGTCGTCAAATGTCAATGATAGATCAGCTTAATCAACCAACTGATTATGCGGCGCTTCAACGTGGTCCAGAGTATTCAGCAATATCCGAGGCCGTGAATAGAAGCTTGCTAGCCAACCAAGAAGCAATGGGTGGTGTTGGAAGTTCGGCAACAGCAAATGCGCTTGGTGCAAACACGTTCAACATACTTAACACTTTAGGTCAGCAGCAAAAGGCCGACCAGATGAATCAGTTCAATGTGCTTGGTGCGATCTCCGGTAAGGGATTACAAGGCAGTCAGGGATTGGGCACGTTTGGCGGCAACACAATAAGCGGCATGGCTGGTACGTTGTCTGGCATCGGAACTAACGCGCTAAACGCAGCGGCAGCACAAAAACAACAGGGCGCCGGATTGCTAAGTGCTGGCGCTGGTCTGCTTGCGGCTTTCTCTGACATTAGGCTCAAAGACAACATTGAGTTTACTGGTAAACATTCTCCTAAAGGTCACGAGATTTACATTTGGGACTGGAATGAAGAGGCTGAAAAACTAGGCCTAACTGGCAAAGGTGAAGGCGTAATAGCTGACAAGGTTGAAGTAAAAGACCCTGAAGCGGTAACTATTGACGAAAGCGGATTCAAGAAGGTGAATTATGCAAGGGTATAATCCTGATTACAGCGGCTTGCTCGGTGCTGGAGCAATGCAAGCAAACGCTCTATCTCAGCTTGGTCAGGCTGGTGGCAATCTCATCGCACAGCAAAGACAGCAAAGAGCGACAGATGAACTAATGGGAAGAGCTAGAGAGGCAATTTCAACTGGCGACCCTGCTGTTATTTCCGAGTTGATGATCACTAACCCTGATCTGGCTGGCTCTGTTCAGAATGCGATTAACTTCCAAAGTGACGCAACTAGACAGAACCTTATCGGCTCAATCGAATCCGTTCTTACCAATCCAGAAATGACGGAGCAAGTTCTTACCGACCGAATCAAAATGGTTAGTGATGCTGGTGGTGACCCATCTCAAAGTATCGCAGCTCTTCAGGAATACAAATCAGACCCTGAGGGATTCTTGCGTAATGCAGAGATCGCCTACTCGATCTATGCGCCAGATAAGTACAAGTCTTACGCCTCGGCTAAGTCCGCTGGTGCTCCTGAGAAGATGACCGAATACCAGCGAGCCACTATTGAGGGTAAAAAGGTAGACCAAGAGCTAAGACGACTCGAGATTGAGGAAAAGAAACTTGATCGCCAATTGCGAAGAGAGACCGACCAACTCAAAAAGCAAGAGCTGGAACAGAAGCTAGATCAGACCAAGTCTGAAAAAACCAAACTCGCAGATGCGGATAAGACAAAAATAAACGAAGGCATATATCAAGCAGAGCAGAACAAGCGAGCGATTAACGACTTGCTTGGTAATGACGACTATATGGATTCGATCACTGGGTATCGTGGAAGGCTTCCAACCGCAACGACAACTGGCGTTGAGGCCGAGGCGTACCTAGATAACATCCGAAACTCAATGACAATTGATAACCTTGGCGTTATGTCTGGACCTCTTACCGATAAAGATATTCAGATCATCGCGTCGGCTTCAAGTAGATTAAGACCGGGCATGAGTAGAAGTGCTCTAGAAAAAGAGCTGAAAACAATCAACTCAGCCTATGACAGAGTTATAAGCAACTACAAAAAAGAAGCCAATAGAAAGGGTTACGAAAGCCCAACAGAGGCAAAAACTGTTAACTGGAGCGATTTGTAATGAATGTAACTCTACCAAACGGTCAAGTTATTGAAGGCGTACCAGAAGGAACAAGTAAGGATGAGATTGCCCAAAAGGCCGTCTCGTCTGGATTGGCTACGTGGGAAGATTTCGGAGGTCAGCCTACTCAGTCAGCCCAGCCGGAAATACCACAGAGAGAAGAAAGCATAACTGATGTTTTCACTGGCGCAGATAGACAAACTCAGGCAATAGAAGGATTGCAGGAAATCACTGGAGCTCCTGAACTTGGTGGTCTATCTAAGTTTGGTGAAGTTCCGTTTATGGACGCAATGGGCCAGCTTTATGAGCAAGGTTTAACAATGCCAGCATTTAAATCTGCTGCTGGACTTCTCACAACTAGCGACCCTAAAGAGCAAATGCAGATAATTGCATCTAACTACCCTGAAGCCACGTTTACTCCGGACGAAAAAGGCAACGTGATTGTCGGACTTCCTTCTGGTCAATACGTCCTTAATGCTCCGGGGCTATCCACTTCTGACATTACTACATTTGCAGCCCAAGCCGCGGCATTCACCCCTGCCGGAAGAGCAGCAACGATACCTTCTGCTGTTGGTAGATCTGCGGCCACTCAAGCAGCGATAGAGGGAGCTGGAACTGCGACTGGTGGTGAGTTTAATCCAGAGGAAGTTGCGCTTGCAGGTGGTATTGGTGGCGTTGCCAAGGGCGCAGAGGATGTAATAGGAGGTGCATATCGACTTGCAACTGGGAGAGCCTCAGACGAAGCGGCACAAACAATTGCTGACATTGAGGCTCAGGGATTAAAGGCAAGAACTCAGGATGTAATACAACCAGAAACACTACCTGGAAAAATGGCCGCTGGAGTTGGAGAGTTAAACCCATTAACTGCCGGACAGCAAGCTGCGCAACAAAGAGGAAGGCAGGAGGCTGCCGAGACTTATGTGGAGAGATTCGCGCCATCATATGACGAAATCAAGGACAGCATAAAAGGCAAGAGGAAGCGAATTGAAACTGCTGCTGTCAACGCAATGGACAACGCCCTATCAAAAGCTCAAGGTGTTAGCCCTAGCAAGCAGAAAACAATTGACGCTATCGAGTCAGAAATAGATCGATTAACCACTCTTCCAAACGGTCAGCCTCGCGCAGTTGTCGATGAGTCGTCTGTCAATACTCTTTCTAACTACCTTGAAGATGTTAGGTCTGCAACTTCAGTAACTGATCTTCGAGACTTAAGAACCACATTTCGAGATGACATGGCTCCTAAATTTGGTGAGAAGTCATCAAGAAAGGATGCCGCAATTAAGCGAATCTACGGTGCCATGACTAGAGACATGGACGAGACGGTGCAATCGGCAGTTACCCCTCGAGAGTTTGCCCAATACAAACGAGGTAATGCTGTGTATGGCAGAGAGGCAGAAAAGCTTAAAAAAGGTAGGATCAAGAAAGTTTTGCAAGCTGGTGAAGACTTAAGTCCAGAGCAAGTTGATCGAAATCTACTTAGCAAAGACAGCGCGGTTCGTGGTCAGCTATACGCATCACTCGATTCAAAAGGAAGAGATAACGCCAGGGCTGCTATCATTCGAAAGATTGCGGAAGACTCTAGCCGCGGTGGTGAGTTGTCTGTTAATCAGTTTCTTACCAACTTAAACAGAAATGAGAAAGCATTGCAGACGTTCTTCAAGGGAAGAGATAAGCGAGAGCTTGATGGTTTGCGAAGAGCACTTGAGGCAACGCGTTCAGCTCAAGATGCGGCGGTTAACCCACCAACAGGGCAAAGGCTTGCTCCATACTTGGTTGGTGGCGGAGCGATTGCAGACTTGGGGTTAACTATTGCTGGCACTTTGGGTAGCGCTGCTGGATATAAGGTTTACCAGTCCAAGCCAGTACGAGATGCATTGCTTAAACTGGCAAACACGCCGAAGGGCTCTAGCGCTTTTGAGAAGGCTTTGAGCGATCTGAGTGTGGCGCTTTCGTCCGCGAGTCAATCAGCAACTTCGATAGAATAAAAACCACAAGTCCGATAAATAAATCTAAAGCTGTAATATCCATAACCCCTCCAAAGCCCCTTTATTGGGGCTTAATTTTATTTAGTTTAACCTAGGAAGCTTGACGGTTTCCGCATAAGCAAAAACCCTATCCTTTGCCAGTTTGTAAATTTCTTTGTAATGCATTTTGGAATCAATGCCGTTTTTTATTGCGTTTTTTGCAATTTGTTCAGCAGTTGCCAGAAAGCAGAGATCCATGCAATCAAGGGTTTCTCTAAAATCTTTTGGAAGCTTTTGCCCTTTCTCTGTTAACTCAAGCGCAGCGTATTCCATTTTTGTTATGTTCATGTAGTACATGCTTGCAGACTTTGAACCTTGATCAGTAGCGTATTCTACAAACTCTTTAACCACATCAGTGAATGATCGTCTAGCTTGCTTTCCTTGAAGCCTTGCTTGCTTCCACTCTAGAGAGTCATTTTGCTTAAGCAGCTGGCTCTCCATTGCGTTAAAAGCTTCAATGTATTTTAGCTTCCATTGAAAAACTTTAGACCCAGAAAGCTCCATCGCTAGCATAGTAAAACCATCTCTTGTCATGTTGTAACAAGGTAGTTCTTTATTCTGATCTGAAAGATAAGAGGACAGCGAAAAATTTCGCTCTCCAAAATCACCGCTCTTTTTGATTATAGAGCGAATTTTAACTAGCACGTCTCGATGCTGCTTATCAAACTTGTCAGCAATATTTTTACTGCTAACCATTGGAATTCCGTTAACTGGCACTACTTCTATATTCATGAACACCTCCGATGATGATGTGTAAATAATACACATCTAAATAACGAAATGCAAACTTTACACTTCTTGTTTTTAATGCCAGCACCAAAACTAATCGCTATAATAACCACAGCACAGGAAGTGCCTCTATGCTGATTAAGTTCACGGAGCGAAAATATGACTAGCATCAATCGGCTTACTAACAAGCCATCACTTGAAGACAAAGATCTAATCCCTGTTTGGGATGCTGAATCTGGTCGCACACGCAACATTGCCGCTGAATCACTCAAAGACTATATTCCCAAAATCCAACAAGTAGACAGCCCTCATTTGGTTAGCGGTACTTATTCCGCTGGCACACTCACGCTAGATATGAGTGACGGAACTAAAGTTGATGTGTCTGGTTGGACTGATTTAACAGGCATAAACTTTAAAGAAGATGGTTCAGAGCTTGGCATGTTCAGGTCTGTCAACTTCATGGGTAGCGGCGTTCAAGCAGCTAGGCAGGGTGACGACTTAGAAGTAACCATAAAGACAGCGGCGGTTGCGCCAACTTTAGCGCTTCAATTCTCTGGCATTTACGATGACCTGCAAGCGCTAAAAGACGCGATACCATCCCCAACAGATAACCAACAAGCCATTGCATTAAAGCCTAGCGAGAAGTATTACCACGGCGTTGGAGGCTCGTGGGTAGAATTAGCTCCAGTCGGTTCGTTCCATCCTAATTACTTAGGCGCTTATGACACTGTAGATGACCTAAAAGCGGCAGAACCATCCCCATCCGACGACTCACTTGCCATCGTCGGCACAACTGCCAAATCGTTCTACATCTATACTAGCGGAGACTGGAGCCAAGTTACTCACACTGACTTACCGAGTATTGATGCTCGATTAACTGACCTTGAGCCAAAGGTAGCATCAAACATCAACCGACTTGGCGTTGCTGAAGGCCACTTACAAACACTGCAATCCGACATGCAGAAGAATGTTAAGGATATTGCAGAGCTATCTCATGTTGGCAAGACGTTCGTGTTTAACGGCAACTCACAGCCAGTATGGGACACTGAAGCGCATGGAAACCATATCCTGACATTCAGAGCTATGGACCAAACTCTACAGCTAACACCTCCTGCATACCAAGGAGGCAATCCTGATGGAATGATCATCACGATATTCAACGATGACACCGATAACGCAATTAGATTTCAGATACCGCTGCTTACTGGCTCTAACCCGAACATCCCACCAGAGAACTTTGCTAGCTTCGTTTATGACGCATCATTGCAGAAATACTCTCCAATGGAATCTGGTTACATACCGGTTGCGCGAATAAACCTAGCCAACTACGTAAAGAACACCCTGCAAGCCGAGGGTAGGATTCACACTGAAGCGGAACTAGAAACCGCTGGCTTCTTGAAAGGAATGCAGGTTTCTGGCGATCAGGTTAGTAACTTCAACGGTGCAAAATGGATTCACTTTGTTGGTGCGACTGTAAGCAGTGGGAAGACAGACCAAGCCGTTGTTACCGTTCACGGCGAAGTCGACCCAACCAAAGCAGTGCTGCACTTCCAAACTATCGCAGAAAGAAATCAATGGTCATCGGCTAACGGTTCGAAATACACAAAAGTCGTTTGTATCGTTGATAGAGACGATAACGGCTTTGTTGCTTGGTATGAGTGGGATAGCACTAAATGGTCTGAGTATGACGCTCAGGGCGTTATCATGTCGGATTCTAATGGTGCAATACCGAAGAACATCAAGACGGTTGTCTTTGGTCCGGGCTTTGCCATTCAGCAAGCAGGTGATCAAGAAGATGCGGCTCTAGTTACTTACACCGAGCAAGGCGGAAACGGCACTATCACGCTTGATGACGGTACTAATAACGTAGCTGGAATCGACCAGTTAGACATTAAGGGAATGAAAGTAACACGATTACCAACAGACCCAGGTGGTTCAGCAGGTAACGCGCAAATCACAGCCGGAATAAACTGGCACATGGCAGCGCCAAATCAGCAGTATGGATCAGCACTTGCTAATGAGGTTGTAATCCTTCCTCCATTGAATACCTACATAGACCCCGACCAAACTGGCGCGGAATCCGTCAAGCTTGAGATTAAACCAGGTACATTTGAAGAAATGCACTCACCTAGCTTCCTTGCTTACCTGCAAGAGCCTGAAGAGGTGATCGGCAAGATGGATATTCACGGCGCTCCTATTGGTCATCCTAAAGGCGCAGTGTGGTTTGATGATGTAGTCGTTCCTAGTGGTCCATACATTTTATTGGATAAGATAAACAAGGCTTACGGCATCCAAGAGGCTGACGAGCTAGACCCAAACGTTAGCGGCGGCATGAATTACCTGATCTGCTATCGAATGGCGTTTAAAGGAAAGGCACCTAGTGATGGCTTTGTTCGCATATTCCTTATGGAGAAACGAGTAGGAACGCAGGGGCAGTTTAAGTACTTAGAAGACGTTAACGGTCACCCGATGGCAGTCGAGAGATACTACCGATCTGGCGATGAGTTAGGCCACCTCGATGTTATTGGCGTGGTTAACGCTAAAGGCATTAAAGAGTTTCAGTGCCTATCAGAAGACTCGTTCACCGACGACATGCTAAACCTACAAGACCGCGAGAATGGCGCATCCGGTTTAATGATTCAGGCCATCAAGTCAGACGACCAAACAGGCAGAGCTTTACTTCAGTTCATGCATGATACGGGTCAGGACATTATATTTAACTCTCACTATCTTGGCCCTAGCCGAATGGATATTGACTGGATGACTAAGTTTGATCAGCCTCTTGTCGATATTGACGCTGGAACCGTTGTCACTCAATCGGATGGTATGCATTCAACTATTATCGGCAAAATGAAAGCTGGTATTCAAAGCGGCCACATGGTTTTCCAAGATAACGGCTCTGATATTGCCGACTTTAACTTCGGTAAAATATTCGGTGCCGACGAAACTCGCATGTTACGCGGTAAACAAGTGCAAGTTTCAGCCACGCTAACTGACAAGCAAGACGCTTATAACATCGGTCTGTTTAAGTGGACTGGAAAGCCTGACGAGTACACAGACAAAGTATTTACGGGTAGACAGAATGTTAGCCTAGTAATGGAAGCGAACTGGACGAAAGTAGATACATTGTTCATTAGTGAGGATGTGGTTAGCGGCGATCATGATGTAACTAAAACATTCACCGTTCCTGCTGATGCCAATAACTACGCTATTCTCATTTATCCAGTGCAAGCGCAATCGCCAATTCATTTGCAGCTTAAGCACTTCAAATTGGATGTGGTCGATCCGTTCATCGGCTTTGATGTTCACACTCCGCTATTGGATAACGAGAAGCATCTGATACTTAGTGATGAGTACAAAAAATTTGTGCAAGACACTCAAGGATTTGCTTCACTGCGTTACACCATAAATCAAGACGACACAAACGGGCTACCTATGCCGATCGGTATGGATAAAGGAGGTAACGCGGATATTGAACTTGATACATCAGCGGCAGTTGCAAACGTATCAGGGTCACTGGCTAGAGGCGGTGAAGGCTGCATTAAATTCAACGCTGATGGTAATGCCCGAATAGTTTCAAACGTGAAGCTATGGAACGAGAAAGGCACAGATTCAACGGTTAAATTCTGGTGGTCGCAAGTCAGTCCCGATGGTAACACGGTGACAAAACTTCCTGACTCAGTATTTACGGCAACCGTGAAAGCTGGGGCTAAAGGTACACATTACTCATTTGGTTACGATCATGACTTTGAGCAAGGCAATAGGCTGTCATTGCGCGCATCAGCAGATAGTGCAGACGGCGCATTCCTACAGGCAACACCAAGCGTTAATCCTATGCTCACAAACTACATTGAGTTTAAGGAGTTAAAGGTTTCTGAATCTGGTGATGATGACGAGCTAATTAGTGCGCCAATACCTCGCGCTATGGCTGTTGATCGCAGAGTGCACTCGTTCACTGGCAACACATTGCAGAACTTGGTTATAGACTTGGATATTCCATCCGATGTTGAACTATCCGAGATAGAAGTGGTAAAACACTCAGGAACTAAGACAACATCAATCAAGGATTGTGAGTATTCCTATGATTCATCAACTAAAAAGCTTACTGTGCACGTTGGCAGCGGAGTGACTGAAGGTAAAATTTATCTAACATTTTGGAGTGCTATCGCATGATAGAAAAACATTGGAAGTTTGAGCAGGTCGCAGAGTCGACAACTTGGAATGTCAATAACGTTCCAGAAGGCGCAGACGGTGCTCACATCACCCACATTAAGACTAACGACGGACGAATATTGAAAGACTTCGGTCAAGTCGTTTCACCGGATGGATTGCAACTATCTTTCGGAGTCGAGGCTGAAAGTGGTACCGCATATGGCACTTACTACGTGAGCGAAGATGACCACACGGTAATAGCTGGTGATGGCGGAGTAGTGAATATCACAGTCCACCAAAATAACGGTAATAGCCACAGCCAACCATAGAGTTGACGAACGTTAAACGGATTGATGTTCCTTGCCCGAATCCAGTACTCACAACATTCAGAGTCATAGAGGAAGGCGAGGACATAACGCACACGGTTACTCTCAGGCATTTATTTAACCCTCGTAGAGTAATAGTGGAATCAGAAATCCCATTGAATGGGTTCATTGAAGTGATATAAGGAAATAGACATGTCTGATACATTTCGCAAGGTGGTCAACTTCCCAGTTGGCATTAAGAAAACTGCAGTAGCATCGGCAGCGGCTGACGTAGTTAACCTGGGTGAAGTTCAAGCCCTTGTTGCTGGCCTTAACCTGGCAAAAGAAGCGGTAGCAGTTGATACTCACGATAATATCGACTTAGCTACTGGCGGATTGATTGTGATTGATGGCTACCAAACCATTGACGGTGATCGCGTTCTTGTTCGAGAGCAAACTGATTCATCACAAAACGGTATTTACATTGCATCGTCTGGTGCTTGGTCTCGTGCAACTGATGCTGATGAAGCGGCAGAGCTAAAGGCCAAAACTAGCGTGACTGTTTTGAATGGTCCTCACTCTGGTCGTAAGTACGAATTACAAGAAGATCAGCCAGTTGTTGGTACAGATGCGCAAACATGGATTGTTACCTCTGCATCGTCTAGCGCGGCGGTAGATACCACTGTAGACACGACTAACTTTGACCGCATTAACCCTGCGTCAAGCAACGCCCAATCAGCTCTTGATTCTGTCGATGACTTACTGGTAACAATTACCGACACAGTTGACTCAATTAACGGTGCTGGCGCTGGCGCTCAAGATTACGGCACGTTTACTGGCTCAACTCTAAGCGACAATGCAAGCGGTAAAATTCTATTCCAAGAGCTTGAAACTGCACACGAGCAGCTAGTTACCGACCTTGCAAATGACCGATTTGAGTCTACAGTAACAACCCTAACCACTGGCTCAACCATCACCTTTACTCATAACATCGGCACTCAATTCCTATCTGGACTCAAGGTGTACAATGTTGTCGAAGGTGCTAACGAGGACATCACGCACACAGTAACGATTGTTGCCGTTGATGGTAATAACGTAACAGTGCAAAACGATGGCGACCCAGTAGATGTCGTTGTAGTCTGCGCCAAGTAACTACCTAACAACAGCCCCGCAATTACGCGGGGTTTTCTTTATGCTATAATTCAAATCGCCAATGGTGGCTATTAATATGAATAGGTAATGAATATGAACGACCGAGCTATCGAAAAAGAGATTCAAGAAAAAGGTTTAACAGCTCCTAGAATCACTCCAGAGCGAATCGAAGAAGTGATCATTAAAGAGCAGTATCACGTATTTGAAGGCACAACCTTTACCTCTTGCTTGCTTACGCTAGAAAACGGATTCACGGTTCACGGCGAGTCTGCTTGCGCATCACCAGAAAACTTTGACGCTGAGTTGGGTCGAAAAATTGCTCGCGACAACGCAAAGAATAAAATCTGGATGCTTGAAGGTTACAACTTACGCCAGAAGCTGCATGAACTTGGCTAGAAACCAAGATTAGAATAATAAAGCCCTGCTAGTGATAGTGGGGCTTTTCTTTTATATAATTGTTCATGAATTACTCTAACTCTAAAGGTAACTTATGATCACCCAACCATATCCTAACTTCATACGCCCTGATGCTGGTGGAAACGTTAAGCCAATATCTAACGGGCTAATCTACATCGGCAAGGAAGGGCTAGACCCAGTATCGAATCCAATCGATGTTTTCTATATCGACAACGCAGGAACAGAGCAAAAGATTGACCAGCCAATTCGCCTCAATGCAACCGGTATTACTATCGCTGGAGAAAATGACGGTACGATTATTTTGCCTTATGCAAAATCCTCGGTTTACTCGATTCTAATCACCGATAAGATTGGAGAGCAAAAATACTCCGACTTAACCGCAACTGGTTATGCAACATCGTCTGAATTGTCTGAAACAGAAAATGGAATTATTGGTGGAAAAGTTTATCCCGCAATTGGAGTTATTAGTAATGGTGACACGATACCATCTCAAGTCCCACCAATTACACACCTTCGTGTTTTAGTTGATGGCATCCCTACTATTGTTGCAATGTCACCTATTGCTAGTGGGGCTGTGAGCGAATTAACTGAAGCTGGTGCGAATATAGGAGGCGTTCCTGTTTCATTTTCTGGTATTAAGATAGACTTGAAATCGGTCGAACTAATGCAATCACTAAAAATTCCACTAGGAACAAATGTAACAACTTATAAGTTTAATGAGGATGTTATTTGCGCCTGGTTGATAGTTCCAGATGACTCGTTAGGGTTTAACGTTCCGATACAGGGAGGCAAGTACGCAAGACTAATAACAAACAAAGATTCAGTGGTTGTTGAAATGCTCGGCGGAAGCTATACCGATGAGAGTTCACAGTCAATTATCGATTCACTTAACCACTTTGGAGTGGCTAAAAGTCTTGGGGAAATTAAAACCGACCCATTTATCTACACATCAATAGGAAGTGTAGATATTGATATTGAAATTAGCGTAACAAACTTCAATAACACATCTGTACCTTATGCGAGATACATCGACAGTGCAAACATACAGATAAACGCCAACGCCATTACGGTAAAGAGGTTCAAGGCACGCATTGATGACTTGGATGGGATTGCCGAGATAGGAGGGGTAATTGCATCGTTTAATGGCGACATAATTAAACATGAATCATCTGAAATAGATTACAACAAAATTGGATTTCAAGCTGGAAGTTACCTATCAATCAGTGGAATAATCTCTGACAATAAAACCAGCGGAAGCATTAAGACAAACAATGCCTCATTGTATGCCACCGTTACAAATAGTAATGCTCATTTTCACGTTGATGATAACTACTTTCTTTCATACCCTTCCGACGGAAGTAATCAGGATATTGTAAAAATATCAGGCAACATTCCTTTTTCTCTCCACTCTATATTTAAAGGTAATACAGTAATAAACAAAAACCCTAACGCATTTGCCCAGGTTGACATATTCACAGGCGGAAAACTTTTTCAGATGGGTGAGAACTTCCTAATGAATGTTCAATTGCATAGGAAGTCAACTGAGGTAGATGCCACCGTTCCAGATATGACGGGAACTAGTTTGGGTAGAAATATATCTTGGTGGCAAAGCGGGTATTACACTCCGAAATCTTTATCTCAAAGCGCTGTCTTGTTATCTGGTGGGTCGGCTTCAATAGGTTCCTGGACGTTCCTTGTGGAGACTTACCTTATAAACGGAATTATCCATCTAGATGCGGGTGCCGAATTAGACCCCGAGCAAGTTCAGCACTTTACAAAAATAAACGACATTCAGGTATTTGCTGCTAATGCGTCAGAAGATGCGCTGGAGACTGAATATTTTGTCAAGGTTGGTGCGGGTCAGTCTAACTATGAGGGGAAAGTGTCAATTGATGATTGCATGGTCATTGGTCTTAAAAGATATGCAAACCTTGGTGATAACCCATACAGCTCTGTAACTGATTGTGAATGGTACGAGGGCGACCCTGTCGGTACATCGCTATCCGCCGCAATAGTCGATAACTTTATTTCTGACACGCCTTTTGAATACACTGCAAGAATTGCAAATAACGTTATAAACGGTAAGAAATTGGAGTCATTCCTAACCGCTGATTCAGTGATTGATATTCAGTTTAGAGACGTTGCTTTCTTTGATGCCGCCACAGCAACTGTAAGTGATGTGAAAAACTTCAAGTTTAACGAAAAAGTTACTTTTGTTAACACGTCATCTTCCGCCGTGACTATATCCTTGCCAGGTGCGGCAGTTTCAACCCTGAACCAATATGATGCTGTAACATACGTTCCATATTCGGTTAATAACGGCTCAACAGTTAGGTGGGCAAAGTCTTAACAACAAAGCCCCTTCATGGGGCTTTTATTTTTCTCGCTTTAACTTAGCAGTTCAATGATGAGCATAATAAACAGTATCGAGATAAACAGGTTAGTCCAGTCGCCTTCGCCTTGCATTACTTCACCTCGACCTTTATCACCAACTTACCACCAGCGACCTTCTCACCCTTCCTGATGTATCCGTAATCAATCCAGTGGTCATCCTCAAAAAATCCGCACTTAACAAGCGCATCCTCATAGGCCTTAAGGAAGTTAGACCTATCAAACTTGTGGTTCGTTTTTGGATGCATGGTAATGCTCACAACCACGTCCTGAGAGATCATCTCACCAGAAAGGCCTAGCTCATCCATGATCCGCTTAACTTCTTTCTGGTACTTTTTTACGTCTTTTGAGGTGACGTTTCTAGCGTATACTTTGCGTCCTTTTCGCATAACAACGGGCTGATGGAAGTGGTTTGATGTCGGTGGCCAAGGTAGAGTGAATTCATAAGTCTTCATATTTTACCAACCACTATGCTTTCTGGAATATCGTTGAAGTAGTCTTTTAACTCATGAAACCACTCTGGAAGATGAAATTGATTTATATCAAAGTAACCCTTTGCGTGAGCGGACAGAAGGGTCTCAACAACCATTGCCCTCTGTGTTACTTCGTACTTCTCTTCAAATGCCCTCCATCCAATTTGATGCAGCTCTTGATGAAGTTCGTGCTTTAGAGCCATTTGCATATAGTCAGGAGCCTTTACTGTTCCATATCCCTCACCCTTGATATGGTGTGGATCTGGTAGCGGCTCTCCAGTGATGCAGCAGTTTAAATTCTCATGAATCCACTTGCCGTACTTCTTGTCTCGCCATATTTTTTGTTTAAGCATTTTGCCTCTCGATTAACTCTCTGTATTCACAACAAACTGGAATGGTTAGCTTAAATCCAGCCCCGCACGCCCACTCATGGATATTGTCCAGGTATCTTGTCATCTCTCCGGTGTCTAGCCTTGTAGTGCTAGTGGCCTGTATTGCTTTGTTGCCAAACTTGAGCTCCTTAACCGGACAGAACCTAGACTTGAAGTACTCGTGCAAATCGTCCGTAGAATAGCTCTCGCCGCTCTTTTGCTTTATCTGAGTGCAAAGCTCCCCATACCACATCCAAAGCAGCGCATTTTGCGATAGAGAGCGTCTGCGACCATCTTTGACAGTTATCTTTAGTGATGCGCCATCCTCAAGTAAGTCTTGGCAGTGGCTTACACATGCAAGCCACGACTCTGGAGTGATAACAAAGAAATCAGTCGCCACGTTTATCCCTCCACTTCTTAATCACCCACTCAACACCACACAAAGCAAAAACTAGAACAGTAAACAGTGCTATGTATTCCATACTTAGTCCTCGTAAATGAGAATGCTTAGCTGTCCTGATTTACCTAGCTTTCCGTACGCGCTGAGGCCTTTGTTTGAACCATAAACTAAGCACGACACATCTTCATATTCCCCAGACTCTATCCCCAACCTAAAGTCTTTCGCGGCAAGATTGCCAAGATCAATCATGTCTTCGGTAAGCTCTGTTTCTCGCGTCCAAATCTTGATGCTTTTAACTTTCTTCATTCTGCACACTCACAACTAATCGCTTGTTACCCTCTCCCATTACTGCAAACTTGTTAGTAAATTTAATTAATGGAAGCCCTGTTATTTGTTGAGCATCTATTGTTGCTCTTGGTAGTGATTTGGTTATTAAGCTAAATGAACCAGTATCTAGCTTTTGACCGTCTATGTCGTAGTATTCGCAAATCACTTTACTTACCATCCGATTCAATTCGTGATTTGTTTAAAGCATTTTTGGCCTCATCCATCTGGTTGTGAACTCGCTTGCTGTGAGTCCACTCTCCACCAAGAACTTCAAGTAGGCTGTCAAGCGCCTTATGAAGATCATCCGCTCGCTTTTCGTTCTTGGTTGCTATTTCGGTTAGGCATTCAATCTCTTCATTCTTTTTCTTGAATTGATTTTCAGCCATTGTTACGTAGCGCGTCATTAAGTCCGGCTCTTTACTGGCAGCGTGTTGCCATGAAGGACTCATTAGGCTGATTGCGCTTTTCATGTCCGCGGTTAGGCGTTGGTTTTCTTGCTCTGCATTCTTATCCATCAAACAAGCAAGCTCATCCTTGGTAATCACGTAAGCGCCGCTTTCGCATCCGTCCAGATGATTTACCAATTCAGCGTGACACCAAAATTTGCTCAGCTCGCCTTTAACATCACTCATTCTATTTTCCTCATTGCTTTATGTTATTTACCTAAACCGTTAACCTTCGCCCAGTACTCAGCAGGGCATGTGTAGAATTCGCCGTCAGGGGCTCTCCAACTTCCTTTTGATTCACTTTTGGTAGTAGAGATAGCCTTTTGCTCTCGGCTTGGTAGCGAGCCATCTACGCGACGCTGTTCGTACTTATCAATCAAACTTTTCCAAACCTTTCTTGCTCTCTTGTCGTCGTACTCGGTTCGGCATTTGTTTCCTTCCACGTCCGTAGCGGCAAAATACTCAACATCGGATAGCTTTGACTTTGGAAGCGTTAGGAATCGGTTGAAGCTTTCGTAGTAATCAAAGCCAGTATCTTTGCCCGCCTGAACAAACTGACCAACTGAAGGGGGCCAATCATCTTCGCAGCAAACCCAAACGGCCTTCTTAACCTGGTCGACTGACATCGTTCCAATCTTCAGCTTCCAAATCGATGGCAGACCGTTGTGATGAGGCCACTTCCTGTCGAACGCTTCCAGCATCATGATTTGAACCCAATCCATTAGGCTGACCTGCTGCCCCTCCAAGCACACCGTCACATTGCTGTGATCGAAGTTTCTCTTTGTATTCTTCTGCGGCGGATTTACGGCCTGTTGCATTAGTTGATTGTTTATCTGCTGCATATTCATCATTCCATCGTTTTTGGTTTAGGTAGGTAGTAGGGTGCATCTTGTCGAATCCAAACTGCATATTTTCAACTCTAGCTCTAACATCGTTAGCCAAAGCATTGGCAAATAAATCCGCGCATTTGTACTCGCTATCATTAAAAGCTTTCTTAAACGACTTGATAGCACCAGACTTGTTTACCTTGCGCATTCCTGCTTGCCAGAAGATTTCGAACGATCGATCTATATTATCTTGTTTACTTCCTTGTTTATTTACTTGTTTATTAGTGTTTAGCTGCTGAACTAGTGGTAGTTCGTCAGTTAAACTACCCCCGTTTAGCTGCTGAACTAGTTCGCCTAATGAACTATCTAAATTTTTAACCCCTAACTCTAGTGCTTTTGGTAGTTTTGCAATGTAAGTTGTGTTCTCGCCATTCTCTCTTTCGCGTTGAATCCAACCTTCGTCCTCTAGTAGTTTTAGGTACTTTGCAACCGTTGCTCTTGATAGGCCAGTTTCCTCAATCATTCGGACGTAAGAAGGCCAAGCCATGTCTTGGTTGTCGTTCATGAACTTACGTAAATAACAGGAAAGATATTTTGCGTTAGATGGTAGGTCGGTTAACCAAATGCAGTTCATCCAGTTTATAATTCCAACCGTGGCTTTTCTCATGCGGTGTTTTCGCATATAATGAACCTCGTTAATCAGGTATAGTTAACAACTGCCCCAGCTCACAACTGGGGTTTTTTATTTTCCATCTCTGGAAAGAAAGGTGCTTGATGACTCTCATCATCGGAAGGTGCCAGCATATCTCTATGCCGAAAGGTGCGGGATCTATATTTTACCAATATTGCTTCATATGTTCTATTAGAAGTTACGTTTATCTTTTAACCTTCCAAGCAGCCTTATAGTTTTAAAGCCAAAGTTTATATGGTGGTAAAAGCTTCTCAAGCTCACAACAAACCCATAGCTTTCAACGGCTGATCCGTGACCAAATTCAGTTACATGCCTGATTGGAATCCTTATCCATATCGTAATGAAGATTAAATGGATTGTTATCATTGGTTTTCCATCTTCTCTAAAAAAGTACATGCACTTTGAGTAGGAAGCCCCTAAGTATCTAGCTGGATTTGAACCCACGTCGATGAATTTTCTTTTCATCACATATTCCTTCTATCTTGCAACCTGCCATTGATAATGCCTATCTCAACTAACAGGTCAGTCTTGTTAAATCCTAGAGCCTTAACCATGCTTTCGTGCTTGTTTGTAACTTCGATTAAGGCTGGTATGTTTTCTTTGCCTACTTTCTTCATAGCTTCGTTACAGCGTCTTGCTATGGAGTTAAGTGCGTTATTCCTTTCTTCTTTACTTAACATGGCTCCAATTTGCCCCGCTCAGTATTTTTTCAATAACAGGAACGTTAACATCGAACTTCCTTGCAATTATGTGCTTCTTGGTTCCCTCGTGATAAAGCTGTCTAATTAGTGGGATGTCGCACTCTGCAAGCTTTGTCATGTAGTGCCTAGAGCCCTTGTGGCTGAAGCTGATTTTAAACTTTCCAGCAATGTACATAACCTGGTTGTACGTTAGACCGATTTCATCTGCCGCTTGCTGCATGGTTTTATACCTCGACAGTTCGCGTATCTTTTCAATGTGCTGACTGTTTTTCATCTTCGATCTCTTCCCAATCCGCTTTGGTTTTAAAGCTGCCTGCATTTGTGAATATGTTGTGTGCAACTTCTTCCGGCACATCGTCTTGCAGAGTGGCTATCCATCCGGCGGTTATGAAGTTACTAGCTCGTGGTGAGTTTCGATATTCTTCGATAAACTTCCAATGCTCGTCGCTAGCAATGCCCTTGATTTGGTCGTGCGTACATGGCGTGTTGATGTCTAGCGTAAAGCCGTCAATGCGCTCTTTACCGTTTCGCTCTCGGCCTAGAATGTAACAGTGAATGCGCCACTTAACCTGAATTGTTTTAAGTAAGTCAGCAAACCCCTGACTCATTGCGCACTTATTTCCTTTCATGTCGAACGGCGTCACGTACTGCATAACTTGCGGATCCCAAGCTAGCAAGTAGTTATTTAACTGGCGTCGTACTTTCTGTTGTTGAAGTCGAATCAGCTGCGCTCGCTTATGCTTTGGTACCGATGGTGAAATGCGTTCTGTTGTGATTAACCTTGCCATTGCTCTATTCCCGTTATTGTCCGTTATTAAGTTCATTCATTGCGTTGTTGAACTCATCCCTATCAACCCAAACAATTACAGCGGTTTTACCTGTTGATGACATTATGCCGTTAGTGTTGTTTTCTGCGGTTGCAAATGTGATTTCTGTGTCTTGAGTTCTTTTCTTATCCACTGCCTTAACAAGGCATTGAGATAAAAATTGAACCTTTACGTTATCTTCAATTTTTGCGATTACGTCTGATAAATTTGCCATTTTCATATTCCCGTTATTGTGTCTATAGGTGTTTAAAATTCTTTAACGCCTGACTTGTACAAGTAGTTGAAGTAAATTTCAGACTCGCCAAATGACTTCTCAAGCTGCATCTTTATCGACTTCTTGGTTTGAGTTACATCGCGGCTAAGCATCTCTGCCATTTGTGCCACTTCGTCATATCGCTTTAGTTCATGAACCTTTGCGTTTTCTTTTAGGTAGTCTCGAACGTTTGAAACCCCGACCATCTTTTTCCATGCTGAAGGACGCGCGCCAGTTGCAACCGTACAGATTATTGCGTGCATCTCTGCGATTACCTTTGCTTGCTTTCCTTTTGGTACTCGATGAACGATGTTGGAGAAAAGCCCCTTGCTCGAGTCCTTGCAGTTCTGACGAATTGGGTTTCGCTTTGCCATTCTGATAACCAGCTTTTCGCACAGAAGGAAGTATTTTCTAACCATCATTCCGGTATCGGTTCCTTCCATCATTGCTATTTGCTTTGCGCAATCAACGGTTAACATGTGGTCTACCCTTCCCTGTTGTCCGAATTCAGTATGCTCGTGCACAACAATGTAATCACCTAAGTCGTTGTTTTCAGGGCTACTTTTTTTTGAGCATTGAACTGCGCCCATCTTTAAAAGTCGCTTTTTGATCCAATCATTGTATCTAGTCTTTACCTTGAGCTGCCTGTGAAGCTCTCGCATATCAACGCAGAATCCTTCTTCACCTTCTGCGTCGAAAATTGCAGGTAGCTGATTGCGGTACTTGTGAACTAACTTTGCTTCATCTTCAGTGATCTCGAATGCGTTAACTAAGTCTTTCTTGCTTACCGTTGATAACGTGTAGTGCTCGTTCATTGTCATTCCTTAACCTTGCCGTGTGCTATTAGTGTTCTTCTTTGGCTAATGTTTCTGTTTATTTTTAGCTTGATAGCTTTGATCATTTGCTTGTTTTCTTTGATTGACTCAATCTGCTCATCAGGCGACATAATCCCATCTTCAATGATTAGCTCTTTTGGCATGTTGTCGTATCGGCTTTGTATTAGCTCCTTGTTTCTTCTTATTTTCCTAAGCTCCAAATCAAGTTTTTTCATTGATGTTTGAGCAAACGATTCGAGTCTATAAAGCTCTTGTAGTGTGAATTGCTGTTCCATTTTTATCACCGTTATGTTTGGTATGGATAAATAATAGTGCACAGTGCACTGGTTGTATAATGAAATAAATCGATTGATATTTTAGTTTTAATGAACAAAAGCGATTAACAACCAACAGGCAATAAAAACCCCGCACTATCGCGGGGTCTGTTTAGTCTAGGTCTTTTTTGTAATGACCTTCCCTGTAGTATTTTGGTATTTGCTTTGGGTTCTTCATAAAAATCATTACTGGCCACACAAGGCTCAACAATATGCTTAACCAAAGGTTGCAAGTGTAATTGTGATTAAACTCGGCATTTACACCTGCATACCAAAAGTATCCGATTAAAATAGTTAGCTCCCACCACTCAAAGGTCATAAATCTACCTCCACTTACTCAAACAAGCATCTAGCTCTTTCTGGAACTTAGATAATTCACCTGGCTCAAGTGGCTTAGTTATCCGTCGTTTACGTTGCTGCTTGTTTCTGGCTAGGCTTTCGTATTGTGATGGTGTTGAGTTGAATTGGACTTTCATTGGTTGGCCTCGTGCTTATCTAGCTGTTTTATTTTGTGGTTCTTCATGAAGTATTCCCCATCGCATGTCCATACTTTTTTCATACCCATGCCATCTCTATCCCAAAAGCTAATGCTTGCGCCTTGTAGTTCGCTTTTACCAAGCTCCTCAAAAAAGGTGAGAATCCCGTTCAATGATATTTCTTCAAATACGTAATCTTCAAAGTGCAATTTGTAGTGAGGCTTTTGGTTGTAGTAAAAGCCAACCTCGATAACTTTAGGTGTTAAATCTGTCGATTTCATTGCATCTTCTCCAGTTCATTGATAAATGCAGCGCAGCACATTGCGTGAGCTGAGTGCGGTAAACCTGATTCAGGATCGATTAGCTCTCCACGCTGAATTGCAAAAGTGTGTCGAAGTAACGCAGCTCGGTATCGCTCAAGTCCATTCTCTACTAACTGCCAAGAATTTGGAGCGTACTTCTCCGCTCCGAAAGTTAGTATCTTTGCTAGGTCGTCAATTGCGTTGGCTGGCAATAGATCGTATCTCGGCTTGTCTTGGTCGTACTTCATTCCACCTGGTTTGCTCATTTCACTTCCTCTTTCTCAACTGCTTCAATAATAATTTGCTCCTGCGCTTCCACTTCCTTCTTGATTAGCTTAAGGAATGTAAGCTTGGCTTCTGGTGATTTCTCATCTAGGCCTGATAGTGCAAAGCCGATTTGTTCTAGAAAGTGTTTTTGGTTAGTCATTATCTTGTCTCTCTTTCCATTTGCTTAATCTAAATGAGTTGAAGCATTGCTTCTGTCCCGACTCTTTCCACGCCTCGAATAGTTCATCGTGGTACTTCTCTATCCATTCTACGTACTTCAAAATAATTTCTCTTTTGGTGTTGACGTGTAGTTATAATATGTGCACAATAAGTGCATGTCAAACGGTTAATGAGGTTTTAATGGCAAATGTAAGAACGGTTGCTTATCTTCCTGAAAAGGTAAGTAAAGAAATGAAAGAGCACGCAAAAGACTATTCAAGCGAAAGCGCTTATATAGTTGAAGCGGTTCGACAAATGAACAAGAAGCAAAGCAAGAAGTAATTTAGGGGTTAATCATGAGCAATGAAGTAGTAACAATCGAACAGGATAAAAAACAAAGCAATCAGGTTTCTCAAGTAAACCCAATGCAACTAATGCAGGTCGCCGTTGAGTCAAACGCTGACTTAGATAAATTGGAAAAATTAATGGCACTTCAAGAGCGATGGGAAGCTGGAGCTGCTAAAAAGTCATACTATGCAGCAATGGCAGATTTTCAGCGCAAGTGCCCTGACATTAAGAAACTAAAGCAAGGTCACAACTACAAGTACGCACCTCTTGGTGACATCATGTCGCAAATACGTGATCTTTTAGCTGACTGCGGTCTATCAATTCGATTTGAACAAGACCACTCATCGGGAATATCTGTGACTTGCGTTGTTACTCACAAAGACGGTCATAGTGAAAAGACAACCATGACAGGCGGACCAGATACTTCTGGAAGCAAGAATGGAATCCAAGCAATAGGCTCGACGGTTACTTACCTTCAACGATACACGGTAATAGGTGCTCTTGGTATAACAACGGCAGACGAAGACATTGATGCAAGACTACCAAAAGACCAGAGCATTGTTCTTAATGCTACCGACGAAATCATGAATATCATAAAGTCACGAAAGCAGACCGAGAGCGACTTTTTTGCGTGGGCAACCAGAGTGTTTAAAAAGCAGGTTGCTAGCTTTGATGACCTTTCTGAAGATCAAATTCAATGGTCTCTTAAAAAGCTAGGAGCTAAGGCATGATCGAAGTAAATAACATTACAGGTGTAAACACGTTTAATATCGAGCAGGGCACAGACGAATGGCTACAAAGCCGATGCGGAGTTATTACCGCCTCTCGCGTCCACGAGATAATCAAGCCTGGCAGAAAGAAAGGCTCTTATTCTGAAATGAGAAAGTCATACATGAATGAGTTGATCGGCCAAGTTTGCACTGGTGAACTTCCAGCAGCTTCAAACTTCAAGCAAGCTGAGTGGGGCCACTTAAACGAAGAGCTAGCGCGTGATTCATTTGAAGCAATGAATATGTGCATCGTCACTCAGTGCGGTCTAGTTTACAAAGATGAATCCTTGCGATGTGCCATTAGTCCAGATGGATTAATGATGGATGAGAAAGAAGGGCTTGAAATCAAAAGCCCTTGGACAACTAAAGTTCACGTTGATTTCCTGTTAGACCGAGAAGTTAAACCGGAGTACGTAACTCAAGTTCAATACTCAATGTGGGTTCTTGATTTTAATAAGTGGCACTTTTGCAGTTACGACAATCGAATGAGGGGAGAAGCACAAAACAGGCTTGCATCGGTTCCCTTTGAACCTGATGAAGAATTATTTAAAACATTCGACAGAGAGATCCCACTCTTTATTGAAGAGATGGACGAAAAATTATCTAAACTAAACTTCGCATTTGGCGACCAATGGAGAAACCTATAAATGAACCAACCACTAGACAAAGGCCGCGTTTCGGTAATCGTTGATAAGTACCAAACTAACCAGCTTGACCAGCAAGGTCAGCCAATTATGAAGAACCGTTACGCAACGGTGGGCCGCGCGACAATGTGGCCAGCAGAGAACGGACGAACTCAACCAAATATTGATATTGAGATCGACACCATCCCGATCGGCGCAACCGCCCCACTTAAATTCTTTATTTTTTGGGATAGTGAAAACAACCAGCAACAACCGATGCAACAGCAACAGCAGCAGCAGCATCAAAGCGGCTGGGGCCAGCCTCAACAGCCACAATACGGACAACACCGATAAACCAACCAAAGGGCGGTTAATTCCGCCCCTAACAAGAGAGTAATGATATGAGTGATGAGGCAAAGTTCACAAAAGGCGAATGGTACACAAAACCTAACGAAAGAAATGAGAGTGAGATTCAAGTGTTTTATCCACATGGATTCCTTACGTCTGCAAGCATCATCAAGATTGACGACACCAAGCTTAATGGTGAAAGCTGGCTTGAAATGAGAGAAAGAACAAGACCATTGCGAGATGCAGCAAAATTTGAATCTAATGCAAATATGTACCTAATTGCAGCTGCACCAGAAATGTATGAGATGCTGGAAATGTTAACATCCATGCCAACTTATGACGCAAAGCACTTTCTTGAAAGCGACGACTCAATTTTAAAATTATTAGCAAAAGCGCGAGGTGAATAAAATGCAAGACTACTACCAATTCACAGGAAGCAATACAGACGAATACAGAAACCGAGAGAAAATCTGGCTGCTAGCGTCTCGTCACAACCAGCAATCAATCATTAAAAACGGCGCTGTAACATGTCGTCGTAATAGAGTAGTAAGTAAAACAAAATCATTGCCGTTAGTTTAAGGGGTTAGTGATGAGAGAGATCAAGTTTAGAGCGTGGTTAGATTATGGCGACGGCTCAGGGGAGATGTTACCTAATATACAAAATCACATTAACGGGAAGTGGGCGTTCGGACATATCGCTAATGGCTCTGTTGATGGTGTAAGTCAGCCAATGCAATACACCGGACTAAAAGACAAAAACGGAGTTGAAATTTATGAGGGCGATATTTGCGAGGTCATGTACTACACGCCATTTGGTGATAAAACCGATAATTATTACGGAAAATGGATTGTCACTGAATGGATGGGTCAATTTGTTATGGTAAGCGGCAAGGAGCGAGTTAGCTTTACTGATTTTGCGGATGTCGTAAGTAGCGAATACATTCCAAATCTCGGCACTGTTTGTGAGTTATCCGTAAAGGTAAATGCAAATGTAATCGGAAATATCCATCAAAATCCAGAGTTATTAGACTAACCCAACAGCCCTGCCATAAGGTAGGGCTTTCTTTAACCAACACTTAGAGGTGTTTATGTTCTACAAATCATTTGAAAGAGTTATCGGTCATGAGGGTGGATACACTGACGACCCAAACGACCGCGGTAACTGGACTAGTGGGAAAGTGGGAGAGGGAGAGCTTAAAGGCACAAAGTTCGGCATATCTGCTATGTCATACCCTCATCTAGATATCAAAAACCTAACCCTAGATGAAGCGCAAGCAATCTACTTTAATGACTTTTGGGTAAAGGATGGTATCGACCAACTACCCAAAGCAATGCAGTATCAGATGTTCGATGCTTCAATTAATCACGGATTCCGTAATGCTACAAAAATGCTACAACGAGCAGTTGATGTGGCCGATGATGGGATTATTGGAAAAAACACAATGAAGGCGGTTGGTCAATACGATCAGTTAAACCTTGTCCTTCTATTCAACAATGAGCGATTGAAGTTTTACACAGACATTCGAACTTGGTCGCAATACGGGAAGGGTTGGGCTAGGCGCGTAGCTGGCAATCTAAAGCTAGGATCGGAGGATGCAGAATAATGGCATTACCACTAATCATAAGCGGACTATCTGCTATTGCCCCAATTATAGGAAAAATGATTGCTGGCGATAAAGGAGAGGAAGCAGCTGAACACGTCGCCGGAATTGCTCGTGCTGTAACTGGTCAGAACGATCCGAAAAAGGCTGTAGAGTCCATCCTGCAAGATAGAAATCACCAACTAGAGTTCCTTAAGCAGATGAATAGCAACGCCCAAGCCATGGAGGGAATGTACCTAAAAGACGTCCAACACGCCAGGGAGCAACACAAGTTCTCTATCATGCCTGCGGTTATCGTCGTTGCACTAACCTTGATGGTGTCAGCTATGGGTTATGCAATATTCGCCAGTGTAATACCCGAGTCAAATCAATCCCTAGCTAATATCCTATTTGGCGCTGTTTTAGCGAAGTGGGCTGACTCAATTGCTTACTGGGTAGGCTCAAGCCGCGGGAGCGCTGAAAAGTCAAAACAACTAAAGTGAGGTGATCACTGTCTAGCTTCATGTTGAGAAACAGAAAGCGCAATAACGTAGAGATACGCCTTTACCGCTGTGACCATGTGAAAATGTGCGGATAGCCCTACTTAGGTGGGGCTTTTTATTGTCTGTAATTAAAAAAATGTGACAATTATCACTTTACAAACGGGCGGTATGCGCCTATTATATACACATACCAACGAGATACGGGAACAGAGACAATGAGAAAATTAGTTAAGCAGGTAGCTGAAAAGTTCAATGGTAAAATTATTTCAGAAGACACGGTTAATTTTTCATTCGGTGAGGATGATTACTGCCTAACTGATGGCACCTTGTATGCAGTTCTGGAAGATGGAACTTTCCTCTCTGGATTTAAAAAAGTAAGAGGGTTGCTGGCTGTTGAACATTTTGTTGCGGAGCGTGCTTAATGAGCACGCATTTCATACACAAGTACAAGCACAGTCACGACATTAGGCGAAAATTCTTTAAAAAGCTAATTATCAACAATGAGGCTGTTATTGTTGCCAAGCTTAAAGATGGCCTATTGGTTAAGACTATAAACGATGCAAATTACAGAATATCTAGAAGAGGGAGGGTAATTAAAGAATGACCCCATCAAAACAAGCTAAAGAGTTGGGCTGCAAAAGCCTAGTTCAACTATCAGAACAAACAGGCATACCACAGCGAACACTTAAAGACTGGCACTACAAGAAGCCGGAAGCGTTCAGAAAGTTATGTTTATTAGTAGCAAGCAAGGTAGGTAAAAAATGAGCAAGTACGATAAACAAGCGCAAGACTGGGTTAACAACCCTCACACATGGCAAGAACACGAAGAGGACTTTGTTGTTGAACAATTTAGACAGCTATGGCATTCAGCAAAAACGCCGCTAATGGTTTTATTTTGTATTGCAGCAATATCCGGTTGGGCGATTTGGTTATGAGCGAACAACTAAAGTCTGACCTATCCATATTTATCCCATACTGCCTATTGGGTATATCTTGGGCTCATGGAATGGTTAGTTTATTTGAATGGGCAATTGAGTTAGGAGTGATTTAGAGATGAAAGTTTACAATAGCTATCAAGAAGCAAAAATCGAAAATCCAGATTTTGCAATTTTTAATTATCAGGGAAAGTTCGGCACAGATAAAGATATTATTGATTATTTTGATATTAATAGCACGGCAATGAAAGAGTGCTGCCCTGCGAATTACTGCATAACGCTTGGTGAGTTAAGGGGTTTGCATGGCGGTGAAGTTGTCGGTGATGTAATTCTTGGCTACAGAACTGGAAGGGTTAGAGTCATATCAAAAGAAGAATCGATTGATAGAGAGTTTGATGCTGAAAACTTTGTTCTAAGATCTGCTGTTATGGAAATACCTACGCAAAGCAACGAAGAACGTGAAGCTCTAGACATGGTAGACACCACGTCAAAGCAGGTTGAAATCTTGGCGAAAGGTGTTTTGGTTGAGTGGAAGAATGGTGACGAGTGCATCTATAACGGCGAACTTTATGTTTATCAATGCGTAGCAAGTTGGGATAGTGAGGCTTGCATATTGTCTGGTAAAAGCCGAAATTCACACTCACTAACTGACGCATGGATTGATGAGCTATCAAAACCAGAATCGCCAGAACAAAAATCCGAGCGTGAGCGATTGGAAGCGGCATTTGAGGTTTATCTTGCGTTCTGGTCTGCATCAAAAAGCACAATTATCACCATGAACATGAGTGAATTTAAAGAATGCTCAGACCTTAATTACTGGCTGGCCGTGGTAGATAAAACCGGCTACCGCAAACAATAAACCAAACTGCCTCGATATGCATCGGGGCTTTTTACTTGATAAAATAAGTCGCAGTTTATTAATAAGGATAACGAAATGCTGTGGTTAATCTTTGGTTGTTTCATAGTTGCCTTGATTGGCATCATTGGCATGATAGTTGTTTACCATGAATCTAAGCGACCTGACATTCTCATAATCAGTGATCACATTGAAATGGGTAGAGTAAAGAAGTTCCTAAACCTAACCGAGAATGAGCGGCGTCGTGTGGTCGGAGAGAAGGTAAATGACTAACTACCTAACGCATAACTCATTAGAGCTCGTGGTAATCGGTATCGCTTTTTGCGTGTCAAAAAGAAAACTCATCCCTTTCTATTTGATAATTTACGTAGGGTTTATGACTATTCTGTTTAAGGATAATCAGACGTATCTGGACTTTCTGTATAAAAGCAATATGTGGGACGTTTATAACAATGCGTCTGTCAGGGTGATGATTCTAGAGTCTCTGGTTATGTTTGCTTTCGCTATGATTGCATTTGTTAACAGGGCTCGGATGAGAATGGCAGTGCAGATGTTAATCCTGGTTCAGTCTGTAGTAAGCGCAATGTCTGGAATCATATTTGGCTTAAGTATTGAGCTGGATAGAGATTTTACTCCGTGGTTTGACTTGCATTATTCTCTACAGA